CTGACCCTTGGTTCAGCGTTCGATGATCCCCGAACCCCGAAATCCCGAACCCCGAACCCGACTCCCGAATTGCTGCCCATAGGTTATCGTACCCCGAACCTTGGAACACGGCCTCTGCCGCCAGTCCCGAACGCCCGACATCCAAGGATCCCGAACCCCGAAACAAAAATAGGTCGCCCGAAGACAGGTGCTTAACCAAGATGAAAGACAAGCCTCCCGAACGCGAATACGCGGTATTCCAAGCAATTTGATTTGGGGACAGTCTAACCGTATTGTTTTTTGTTGTTTTTAATTCCAACCAAAACACAAGCCCTGCCCATACTATATGTACGTCAGGAACGCCACCACCATGGCGGTTTTCAATTCGCGTTGTGTGACAGTTCTTTGGTAGGTTTCGTTTCAACGTGTTCCAAAAGTTCACCTCTGGTGTCGGCATCTTTGACCTCTGTAAATTCCCCCTCAATAAACGCTTGAGGATATTGTTGTCTAAGTTGTGACAGTCTTGCGGTGATCTCTTCTCGCGACAAATCATCAAGCTGATGAATCTGTTCGCGCCTATCTACAGTCAACCCACCAAGTGCGGATCGTATCTTTTCAGCATTGATTGCGGCTGAAAATTGTCCAGCTTCTTCAGCACCTGCCGATAAATCATGTAGACGTTTAAGTTGACCAATGATTGTGACGCCATATCTGCGTTCACGTTCTTCACGAAGTTCTTGTATGTGATCAACCAAATGTGGAAATTTTTTGCCAGCCAATAAATGACCAGCAATGCTGGCGGCTGATGCAGAGGCATATCCAGCCCGTCTCGCGCATTCAGCGTTGGAGTAAATGCCTTCAACATATAAACGAGCAAACTCTTTTTGACGATTTGTCAATTTTCGTCCAGTCGCCGCGCTCATGTCATCTGCAAGAATGTCGGTGTTCTTGTTACTCATGTTACACTTGTATCGTATAGAGTGACGATTTTGCAAATTTTTATTGGGTAAAATTTTCCGGGAACCGGGAAAATCGACAAAAAAACACCTTAGAAGTGTAACAACTGTAACAAAAATCGTGAGAAGTGTAACAAAGGCAAAGGCAGGACCAGCCATGATCACAGCATACCTTGTTACACTTGTTACACTTGTTACACCCCATTTGAAAAAATTTTCAAAAGTTTTTTTTCACGAGAGAACTGTAACAAATGTAACAAATTGAACCAAAAACATAGAACACTATATATAGGTTGCATGTAGTAGCGAACATTGTTATAACAATTAAATATACTTTTACTTGGAGGACAATATGGAAGCAGTACAAAGGATTGAGGTTCGTGGTTCACGGATCGAATACGTTGTTTACTGTGACTGGTGCGCTGGTCATGGTTTCGTGTCGGATGCACATGGTGACGTTGTTGATTGTGACAAGTGCCATGGTACATGCATCAAGTTTAGTTCAGTAATGGAGGATAAATAATGTTTAGTTTTACTTTTAAGAATGGTGACGTAATTGAGTTAAAAGGTTTCAAGCACTCTGAATTCGCGTCACATGAGACACATTGCTATGAGGCTAGTGTTTATTTCAACGGTAAGAAGTTTGGTTCTGTCATGAATGAGGGTTGTGGTGGATCAGATAGCTTTGCCCCATCTGGTGGCATGGATACTTGGAAAGAAAGAAATCAACTGTGGCGTACATTGGAGGCCAGAATTGCAGAAGAACATCCACAATATCATTTAGAGTGGGATGATTCTTGGAATGATATGTCCATGGAAATTTGGTGCAGTGAGCAAGTTAGAAAATGGCTGTCTCACAAAGATTTCAAAAGATACATGAAATCAAAAGTCGTGTTTGTTGATCCGACATCTGACGATCCAAAGGCGATACGTTACATGACCTTCAAAGGCGTTCGCAAAATTGATCAGCGTTATGTCGATCACATCAAAAACAAATATCCAGCTTATCAGGTATTGAATGATATGCCAGAGGCAGACGCCTTGGCTATTTGGCAAGAGGGTGTTTGATCATGGATCAGGAAACAATGCAAAAACTCATGGATGAGGCATTGGGTGGATACACTCGCGATCAGTTGCAGGAAATCTTTTCGGAGATTTGTGATCCAGACAATTGGAAGGAATGCATTCAAGCAACCATTCCTGCATCTGATTTTGTTCTTGCAAATACGGCAGTTGGTTATTTCACAGGCGGTGGTTTGGAAATCGTTAAGGAGATGGAGCGTGATGGCGAAATCTTTTATGACGTTTTTGGTCACGGTTATTATGTGCACATAGGAGCGTGAGATGACTAACGGTAGTCCAAAGGATCGTGGTTCGGCTGACAGGTATTATGGTCGTCAGTTTGAACCACATTATTATCCGAACGGTACAGGTAAGGGCGTTCGGGTTCATGAGGTCTTTATGACTGAACAACAAATTGCCGACTATAAAGATGGTTGGGATAACGAAGAAGATAGAAAGGATTGGGGATAATGGGACTAGATATGTATCTGACTGGAGATAAATTTCAGCGTACTCAATACGCGAGAAATGATAACGGTGATATCCTACGCGATGAAGATGGTAAGATTATTCCGATTAATGAAGTCTTTGTCGATGGGTTTAAACGTTCCAGCGAAAAACTTGAGTTGGGATATTGGCGTAAGCATGCGCCTCTGCATCAACTTATCGTTGATGCTTTTGCTGACGGTGAAGATAATTGTCGTCCGATTAATTTGCATTCTGAAGATTTGCGATGGATCGCTAGTGTGTTGAGGGGCGATGCCTCTACTTCATTACCGCCGAATGAAAGATGCAAAGGGTTTTTCTTTGGTGATGATGAATATTGGGACGAGTTGCGTGCAGAACCAGAACGCGAGTATGATGCGAGGGTTTTTGAAAAAGCCGCAGATTGGTTGGAAGCTGATCAGCAAAACGAAATGTTCTGGCATTCTGTTGAATATCAAGCGAGTTGGTAATGAACGTCTTATCTCTGTTTGACGGTATGTCATGTGGGAGGCTTGCCCTTGAGAGGGCAGGCTTTCCTGTTACAAATTATTTTGCAAGTGAGATCGACAAGTACGCGATCCAAGTTGCAAAGGCAAACTATCCTGACACGGTGCATGTGGGTGATGTGACCAAACTTGAAACTATAGATGGTAGATTGTTTGTTGCTCATAATGGTGAGGATATAGAAAAAGGTGCATATAGGAGGCGAATAGATTTATTAATAGGCGGTTCGCCTTGCCAAGGATTTTCGTTTGCTGGCAAACAATTGAACTTTGATGATGAGCGCAGCAAATTATTTTTTGAATTCGTACGCTTGTTAAAAGCGTTGAAGCCCAAGTATTTCCTGTTGGAAAACGTTCCGATGAAACAAATGTATCAGGACGTTATCAATGAACAGTTGGGCGTAAAACCTGTTCGGATAAATTCCAACATCGTATCGGCGCAGAATCGTGATCGCCTGTATTGGACAAACATTCCAGTCAAGTCATTGCCTGAGAACAAACGCATATATCTTAAAGACATTTTGCAGGATGTGAGCGAGATAGGCGAAGAACACTATCATAGTATGAAATCTATCGCGTACATGGAACGTGGAAATGACAAGTGGTCACAAGCTGGATCAAGAAGAGCGGATGGATACGAGCAAACGCCCGACACTAAAAAGTCATTCACGCTGACGGCTAACATGCATAAAGGTGTGCCTTATAACTATTTCAAAGAAACGCGGCAAATGTCATTTGACTTTGGCGAACCTGATACGAAGTCAGGTTTGATCATGGCAGGGCAAGCGGATCTCAAAGGTCATGATTATGTCCGCAGGGTTTATCATCCTGATGGCAAGGCGCCGACATTGGCGGCGGCATCTGGAGGCAATCTTGAGCCGAAGATATTGCAAGTGCCAAATTTTGTGGCAGGCGGTCGCATTGTAAATCGGAGGCTGAATTATAAGGGTGACCGCATGGATGATGACAAGTCTGTCCCATTTACACAAAAGGTTGAGACACGCACAGATGATAAGTCGAACTGTTTGACGACAGTTGATAAAGACAATGTGATTGTTAGTAAAATTCGCGACAAATCAAAGACCATTAGATCAGGAGGTCGCGATAGTTATGATCGACATGAGTGGGACAGTGTTGATGAGTTTCATTGGCGTAAGTTGACGCCTGTCGAATGTGAGCGTTTGCAAACAGTGCCAGACAATTACACCGCGCACGTTTCAAACACCCAACGCTATCGCATGTTGGGAAATGGGTTTACCGTTGATGTTATCTGTCACTTGTTGAAGGGGATGCATGATGCTGTCGATAAGTAAATGTAACAACTGTGATAATAAAGCCGCCGCAAAGGACGGTAAGATATTCCTTTGCACAGACTGTTGGTTCCAGATTTATGGAGGAGTAAATGGGAAAAGTGAAAGAATGGCTAATGGATATGGAGGAAGATGCCATGTTCATGTCGCAGGAGGAATGGTGCGCGAAGCATGGCGAGAGCGTGATCGAGGTTTATCATGAAGCACGAAAAAGATTTGCTGAACATGTGGAGGGAAATGATGAATGATTCAGATTGGACAATCAGCTTCCTGTCATCAGTGGCAGGAACATTTGTCAGTAAAGGCGAGGGCGAACTGGGCACACATTATGCGTGGGCGGCTGGCGAAAGTTCGGATTATTGGATGCAATACATCGTATCCAGGCGCAGGGATCATAATTCAAAAGAGATCGTGAAGCAATCTGTCGTGATCCATTCGTTTCCAGCGCCCGAACCAGAGATGTACACCGTGATCGGATATTGCAATTATCATGAGATCCAATGCGTAATTGATGAGAGTCTGCCCGATAGTGTTTGTGGCGAAGCTGTCAAAGCTACGGCTCATTGAGGTGCTGCCATGAGATGTTTTAAATGTAAGTCCGACACGGTTG